AAGTTTGATGATCCGAGCCGGGCGTTCTGGCTGGCAAACGCCATGCAGATGAGTTTCGAACCACCGCAGGATGCTTTCTGGTTTGCCGAATGGGAGATTATCCACGCGCGCTGGGAACATGACCAGGGCGAGCGCTACGGCACGCCGATGATGGCCAGCGCGACGGGATCTTACAAACGCGTGACCGAGGGCGAAGTGGATGTGGCTATTCGGCGCAAGACCAGATCGGGAATTCGCTATATCCACACGCTGGAAGGTGCCAGCGGTCCCGACCTGGAAACATACAAGGAAAATAACCGGCAGGCGCTGGAACAACCGTTCGCGGCGATTGCTGATTTCTTCAGTAATAAGAAGGGCTCGGTATCCGTGCTGCAGGGCGATGGCGATCTGGAAAAGATCGGTGATGTGCAACATCATATTTCAACGATGTTCTCCGCGGGCGAAGTGCCGATGGAATTGATCGCGTATGGCGAAGGTCTGAACCGGGATACGCTGGCAGAAAAGAAGGAAGAGTATGACGAAACGCTGGATGTTTTGCGTGACTGGGTCAGTGCGCAGATCATTATCCCGCTTTTGGAACGTGAGTGGCTGCTGAATGGCATCCTTCCGGAAGGCGTGAAGTACAGCATCGAATGGCGCGCCAAGTCGATTGTCAAGGCGGCGGATATTCGCGACATTACGGATGCGGCCATGCGCCTGCGCATCCTGGGCTACAACGAGGATGTGGTGCGGGCGATCGTGGCGCGGTTCCTGCCGAATATCGACCCGGAAATGCTGAATTCGAGCACTGACGACAGCGGGGCGGCTCAACGGATGGCGGACATCATGCAGCAGATGCGCGGAGGTTTGGCGTGACCGATGTAACCGCGATTCCGCTCTCCAAGTTGTACCAATTTCAGCAGTACGCGCTGATGCGCTTGATGCTGTTCATCACCGGGCGTGTGCATGAGATCACGGGCGAATTCAGCAAGAAGGCGAAGGCGATCGTGCTGGCTGAAGCGAATAAGGATGGAAAGCTGGATGCATCCGGGGCTTACCGAGCGCAGGTTGAGATTGCCAAAGTTTGGGGAGATGCGCTGAAGGATTTGACCACGCTGATCAGCCGCGGCATGCGCGAAGGGGCATCGATGCCGTTTGGCGTGCAGGCGGCGTATCACCAAGAGCTGATTGTGCCCGCGGTGACACAGGATGTAAAAGAAGCCGTCGTCGATGGGGTATTTGAGACAACCCTGGAGATCCTGATAGATGCGGCGATGCGGACGACTGGCCCGGATGGGATGCAGTATTCGTCACGCATTTGGAAACTGGACCGGGAATCGCGCGAAGGGATCAATACCGCGATTATGAGCGCGGTGACGGATAAAAAAAGCGCCTGGCAGCTGGCGAAAGATATCAGCCAGTATGTGGGAGCTGGGCAGGACTGCCCGAAATGGACATACGCGCGGCTGAACGTGGTTACATCTGCGGATAAAGCCAAAGGAGATATGACCGGGCTTTTGAGCGGTGAGGACTGCGGTGGAACGGGCGTATCGTACAACGCACTGCGGTTGGCACGAACGGAAATCCAGCGAACACACCACCTGGCAAACGACAATCGCATGGCCGCCATGCCGTGGATTGAGCAGGAAAAGATCGTGCTGAGCGGCAGCCATCCGGAAGAGGATATTTGCGATGAAGTGGTCAACGGCGGTGAAAATGGCGATGGCGTGTACCCGAAAGGAACGATCGTTTTACCGCTGCATCCGCATTGTTTTTGCGACAAACGCGCTGTGCAAGATCTGGATGCGTTTGGCGACAAGCTGAGCGACTGGGTTCGAACCGGGGAAGGTTTCCCAGAGATGGATACCTATTCTGCCAGCCTGGGTGCGGATTTTGGAAGCAGCCTGTTGAATAGCCCGGTGGCCAAGGCGTTTGGAGTTTGGGCATTCGATCAGTTCGAGGAAATCTCAGCGAGGATGAAGAAATGAGCCTGAGCGCTGATATCAAAACCAAATTGGCAGCAGATACCACGCTGATGGCGACCATGACCGGCGGCGTGCATGATGCTGTGGAGATCTCCAGGCAGCTGACGGCATCAGCATTCGACACGAACGGCGAAATAAAGCCGTGCTTCCTGGTCAAGACCGGGCAGGAAAATGCGGTCCACAACAAAATCAGCGCGGTGCAAACCACTTTGAGCATTTACTTTTATCAACGCAGCGGGTTTGCATCGATCGACACTGCCCTGGCACGGGTGCTAGTGCTTCTCAATCTTTACCATACGCTGAACATCTGGGAGATTGAGTTTAACAATGAGATTGCACGGACAACGGATGAGGCACTGGCCTGTTCGCTGGCTGTTCAACGATACAACGTAATCCGCAAACGGTAATCAATTGGAGGTGTGAAATGTCATTCGGAGATATGCCATTCGGCATGAACCAGATCAAGATCAAAATCAGCGCAACGGTCGTGGAATTACCGGCGGCGCTGACGCTGAAGTTCAAGGAAAAATTTGTATCCGCTGAAGGGCGGGGTGGTGACCGCCTGGTGGCAATCGCATCGGCTAAAGATGGCCTGGAATGGGAAATGCAATCTTTGGGCATCAGCCTGGCAGCTTACGCGCTGATGACCGGTCTGACCGTTTCCACGTCGGGAACCACGCCAAACCAAACAGCCACGCTGCAGTCGAGCGGAACCAACCGCTATCCGTATTTTGAGATTTACGGCAAAGCCCTGGGTGTGGGCGTTGATGATGTGCATTACAAAATCGTGAATGCCAAGCTGACTGACGGGATGGATGCCCCGCTGGCAGATGGCGAGTTCACGAAGTCGAGTTTTAAGGGCGAGGCGCTCAGCTGGGAAATTACCCAGAACGAAACCGCCACGACCATTCCGTAGTGGAGGTGAGAAATGTCTTTCGGTGATATGCCTTTTGGGATGAAGCAGATCAAGGTAGCGCTCGGAACGGTGGGATCTGAAACCACTGTGCGAGAGTTACCGGCTGGATTGACCTTGAAATTCAAGGAGCGCGCTATTTCAGCGCGCGGACGCGGCGGTGATGCGTTGGTGGCGTTGGCTGCAGCGCCCAACGGCGTGGAATGGGAAATGGAAGCCCTGGGCATCAGCCTGGAAGCATATGCGCTGATGACCGGCGGCACGGTTGTGCCAACCGCTGAAAGCGCTCCCGGCGAAGCGGATGCAACCAATGTGCTGGCATCGAACTCGGGGCGGAACCCATATTTCAACATCTACGGCAAGGCATTGGGCGTGGGTGCTGATGATGTGCATTATGTGATCATCAATGCCAAAGTTACCGATGGAATGGAAGCTCCGCTGGCGGATGGCGAATTCACGAAATCCAATTTCAAAGGGCTGGCCCTGGATTGGAAGATCGTCGAGTATGAAACCGCGGCGGCATTACCGAGTGACGTAGAGCCCACGCCATGATCGAGAATGTTGAGCAATCACAGCGAGCCAGGCGCGAAAACCTGGCCGCGTGGCGCGCAAGCCGAAACCATGAATTGCCTCTGCCCAGCGGGCTGGTGGTTTTGGTCAGAGACGCCAGCATTATGGATCTGGTGATCAACGGCAACGTGCCGCAAACGCTGATGTCTATGATTGTGGATGCCGCAAAGACCGATGGAGCGGTTGATCTATCCAAATTCAGCGGTGACAACGGGTTTGGAATATTGGTAACGGAAATGACGAAGATATGCGTTGTGGATCCACCGATCGCTGATTTTGCTGACGATGATCACATCAGGCTGGATGAAATCTCGGGCGCGGACCGCATGGCCATTTTCCAACATGCCAACCGGGAGGTTGAGCAAGTTAAATCCTTTCGTAGCAAGCCGAGATAACCTGTTTGTGTTGCACAGCATGGGCGAGGCTTACGGAGCGCGTCCATCCGAAATATTAGGGATGGAAACGCCCTGGGGCGCCTGGCAGGTTGACCAGGCCACGCTGATTGTCGGACGCCAGGTAGAGAAAGAAATTATCGACGGCAAGGCGGTTGGATCATCAGCAAACCAGCCCAAGACAGAAGAGTTTCGAGATCCGCGCGGATTGGTAAAAGTACAGAAAATAAAAATCAAGCCGGATGGGACATGGTGAAATTATGCTTTTAGGCAGCGCGTATGGAAAAGTGTCAATAGACGCCAACGGAGTGCAGGCTGGTGTTAACCAGGCTGTTTCCGGAATGAAAACGTTGGAGAGCGCGAGCGCAAAAATTGGCGGGGCGATGAAATCCGCTGGTGCAGCCCTGACTGTGGGCGTGACTCTGCCCATCGTGGCGTTTGGCGCGGCATCGGTCAAGGCGGCGATAGATAGCGAGAGCGCCATGGCGGAATTGGAGGCGGTGATCAAGTCGACCGGCGGTGCGGCAGGCGTGACTGCCAAGCAGGTCACGGATTACGCCACTGCCATGCAAAAGGTGACAAAGTTCGACGATGAGGCCATCATCGGCGGGCAATCGATGCTGCTGACATTCACGAAGATTGGGAAGGATGTTTTTCCGGAAGCATCCACCGCTATGCTGAACATGGCCGAAAAGTTCGGGAGCGTGGATCAGGCGGCCATGCAGCTCGGAAAGGCGCTGAATGACCCGGTGGCGGGCGTTGGGGCTTTGCGGCGGGTGGGTGTGGCGCTGACTGATCAGCAGGAAGCCCAAATCAAGGGATTTATGGCGGTTGGTGACGCCGCCAGTGCGCAGCGCATCATCCTGAAGGAATTGGAAGTCGAATTCGGCGGCCTGGCTGAAGCGGCTGGTGCTACGACTGAAGGTCAGATGATCATTCTAAAGAATCAGATCGGCGACCTTCAAGAAACACTTGGTCTTCGTTTTATCCCAACGCTGATATCTGCAGTCAAATTTATGACAAAAATGGTGGATGCATTTATCGCACTACCTGCGCCGGTACAAAACATGATCATTGCATTTGCGATCATGCTGGCAGCGCTTGGGCCAGTGCTGGCGGTCGTGGGCCAAGTAATTACCGTTCTCGGGGCATTACCGGCAGCCTGGACAGGCATTACTGCTGCAGTAACTACGCTGGGGCCAATCCTGGCAGGAATTGGACCGGCTTTCGCGGCAATTGGAGCAGCCATCACGGGCACGGTTATTCCGGCCATAGTGGCGTTTGTGGTGGCGGCAGCGCCCATTATTCTGACGGTTGGGCTTGTGATTGGCGCAATAGCATTGCTGTACTTCGCGTTCAAGAACAATTTTGGCGGGATCACGGATACTGTCAAAATGCTGGCAGTGATCATCCCGTTTTTGTTCAATCAAATGTGGGAGAGTGTTAAACGATATTTTGAGGACGCCTGGAAAAAGCTGACAGATTATGCCAATAAGATCAAGAATAGCATCGTGAGTGCGTTTCAAACTGATTGGGGCGCCATCGGCAGAAACATCATTTCTGGCATCGTGAACGGGATTATCAGCGGGATTGGGGCGTTGATCGAGGCGGCGAAACGCGCGGCGACGGCGGTGATGGATACCTTCAAGCGTATTTTGAAGATTGGGTCGCCATCGAAGGTATTCGAGTATATGGGTCAGATGAGCGGATTGGGATATGCCAATGGTTTGAATA